ACTTCGGCGCGCGCCAGCAAATGCCGCCAGCGAGTAACAACAGCATCCCCGTGGTTTATGGCAGCGCTTGGCTTGGCGGCACTTTTGTCGATGCCGCAATCACGACAGACAATAAAACAATGTACTACGTGCTTGCGGTCTCGTCGATTTCAAGTGACGCAAGCGCGACGTTTAGCTTCGACACCACAAAGTTTTATTACGGCGACAGGCTTGTCACGTTTGCCACCACGGGCGATCTGACGCGTGTCGTGTCGCTTACCGATGGCGCGAACAACGTCGACCCAAAGATCGACGGCAACTTGTTTATTAGTCTTTACACGTCGACCAACGCTGGCGCGATTACAGCGATTAACGGACTAGCGCCCACCACGTTTATGGGCGGCGCGGATCTGCCTGCAGCGCTCCGCTGGCCTGCGTCGGGCAGGCAGATGAACGGGCTTGCGTTTGCCATCGTCAAGCTCAACTACAACCGGGACGCCAACACGACGCAACTGCTCCCGATCACGTTTTATTGCACGCATCTGCCGCGCGGCGGGTCGGTTGCAAAGCCAGGGGATGTTTGGTCGGACTACATGTCGGATGCGCGTTACGGGGCCGGCATGGCATCGTTGCTCGACACTGCAAGTGCTGCGGCACTCAACACCTACAGCGACGCCACGATCACCTTCACGCCCGCAGGCGGCGGTGCAGCGCAAAGTCAAGCGCGCTACCGGATCAACGGTGTGCTTGACACCGGGCAGCCTGTGCTCGACAACGTGCAGAAAATCCTTGATGCTTGCGATTCTTGGATGTCGTATCAAGCTGCCACAGGGCAGTGGTCGATTGTCATCAACCGCGACACCGCATCGACGTTCAGTTTTGACGACAGCAACGTGATCGGCGCGATCAACGTCACGACGATTGACCTTAACCAGCAGATTAACCAAATTCAGGTCGAGTTTCCCGACAAACTCAACCGCGACCAGACCAATCTTGTCACGCTTGCCACGCCCGCAGGGCTGCGCTACGCCAACGAACCCGACAATAAGGCAACGCAAAGATTTGACCTGGTCAACGACAGTGTGCAAGCGCAGTACCTCGCAAACCGGAGACTTGAGCAAGCGCGCGAAGACTTGGTCGTGACGATCACCGCCGCTTACACGGCCATCCAGGTCGACGCGGGCGACGTAGTCGCACTTACGAACACAGACTTTGGGTTTGCATCCAAGTTGTTTCGAGTTGTGCGCGTATCTGAGGCGAGTCTGCCGGACGGCAACCTCGGCGCAAAACTTGAACTCAACGAGTACAACGCGCAGGTTTACGACGACGCCAACATCACCGCGTTTGCGCCGGCGCCCAACTCTCAACTAACCGCTGCCGGTTTTATTTCGGCTGCCAATGCGCCAACGGTCACCAATACCCAGGCAGCGCAGCAGCCCCCGACGTTTGATGTGGTGTGCACCGTGCCCGCTACGGGTCGCGTGACCTACCTAGCCTTGTACTACACCACGGTTGCAGTGCCTGCCGATACGGATTGGAAATTGTGGTCGATTGAAGAATTGATCGGCGGTCAAACGTTTACAAACGCTGGAACGTTTACCTTTAAGAACCTTGTGCTTGCGCCAGCAACCTATTATTTTGGGTTCCTTGCAGGCAACGACCTTGGCGCAGTGCGGAGCGCCTACAGCGCAGCGCTCGTCTGGTTGCCGATTACGCCTACCGGCCCAACGGGCGCTACCGGGGGCCAGGGTGCAACCGGTGCAACCGGAAGCACCGGAAGCACCGGAAGCACCGGCAGCACAGGGGCTACTGGCAACACAGGCGCAACTGGAAGCACGGGCAGCAAAGGGGCCACCGGGGCTACGGGCAGCACGGGGAGCACAGGGGCCACCGGGGCTACGGGCAGCACGGGGAGCACAGGAGCGACAGGCACCACCGGTTTGATCGGCATCGCCGCGCTGACCTGCTATAAAGTACAAGCACAAAACGCAGCAGCGCCGACATTTACGACGCCCACGGCAGGCTCTGCGGTGCCTGCAGGTTGGAGCGCAACGCCGCCAGCGGTCACAATCGGCCAAGTCATGTGGTATTTGCAAGGGCGGTTTAACGCCAACGCCACAACAGTCGACGGTGTAGGCGCCAACTCAACCGCGTGGACAGGCCCGATTGCTGCGTCAATTTTTCAAAGCATTCGCAGCGACAACTACAACGGACCAACGCCACCCACCACGTCTAGCTTTGGCACTGCAGGTTGGTATCTCGATCAGCCGAGCGGCAACCTCTTTGCAAACGCTGCGTACCTGCGGGGCGAGCTTGTGACGGGCGTTTCTGGGGCGCAGCGCGTTGAGATCAACAAAACGTCGGCCAACAAAGTAGCGGTGTACAACACCTCAAATCAATTGCTTGGTTTTTTTGGCGGCACGGGTACAACAACTGATCCACTGATTAGCGCTTCACCTTTGCTTGCTGGCGCATTGTTGCAAACAGCGCAAGGCCTTGCGGTTACTCTACCAAATTTTACGAGCGCAGGCGGCACTGCCTCAGCGCGCGCGGTCGAGTGCGTTACTACAGACGGGTCGCTTAGTGGCGCCCTTTGCAATTGGTCTGCGGTGTTGGGCGACCAACGTTTTGGCACGGTAGGGTCCGTTGTTTCTGGAGGCAACACGTATCGAGGTGTCTGCGGACACAAAGACGGAGCGACTCTCGCAGGCGGCAGCTTCACCGATTCGATACGTCAGGTGCGCTTGTGCGACGGCGCGTATGCCATAAATGTGGTGGCCGGCACTATCCGCTACGGCAACGTCACGTTTTCTGCGTTTCCAAACAACGCGAACACATTCCTGCGCGGCGACGGCACGTTTGTGGCGTTGCCACAATCGCTTTACGGCAACGACAATGCGCCCGTCAACGCAAACGCGAGCGCAAACCTCTACTTGCAGGGAAGCGCAAACACCGACATTGCGGGCGCGTACGTGCGGGTGGATCGCGGCAACGCCGATCAGCTAGTCTGGAAAGTGGTCACCGCGTCGCCTTCAGATCGGCGCATTAAGCAAGACATTGCGCCGATTGACTACGGACTGGATCTGATCAAAGCGCTCAACCCTGTGACGTTTCGGCTGCAACAAGATCCGGCGCTGCGCTGCTTTGGGTTTATAAGCGACGAAGTGCGCCCGCTTGTGGGCGACGGTACACCGCTCGTGATGCACGATCCGCGCGCGGAGTCCGCAGGCATTGTCGGCCACGACACAATCCACTACGCAAGCTACATCCCAATCCTTGTGCGTGCAGTGCAGGAACTCGAGGCACGTGTTGCGGCCTTGCAGCAAGCGCTTGCGGAAAAATAAATGCAGAGCTACACTTTGCGCATTGCAAGCATCACCGCTACGGTGTGCGCGGTGTACCGCGCCGCCGGTATGAGCAAGTCGGCCAAGCGGAGGGCACGTGGCAATTTTTAACAAGAATACGCTGACGCAGATCAGCGGGTTTGACAACCAGATCATCGCGGGCGAACTGGTTTACAACCAGCGGACGTTTTATAACCTGACGCTCAACAATAGCGACGGGACGCCGCGCGACCTGACCGGCGCAACGATCACTTCGCAGATCCTGCGTCGGCAACTCTCCAACGTCCGCGACAGCCGCTATGGGCTGACGTTTGACATTGCAGACTATTCGCCGCCGCCCTCGCCTGTTAGTCTAACAATTACAAACCAGCAACTAGCAAGCGGGACGTTTACCCTCGTCATCGATGAGTCAACGTGGGCGGTGGCGGCTGCCGATGCGCAACTTGACATTAACGCAAGCAACTGCGTTGGCTTTTCAGGCAACGTCAAAATTGCACTGCCTGCTTCAGGCAGTACGCCTGCTGAAGATTTGATAGTTTTTTTGCTTTTCTTGGTGCGTAGCGACGGAGTGACGAATTGAGTAACATTACACTGGTCATCGACCGGGGCGTTATTGGGCCGACAGGCCCAGCAGGGACTGCAGGCGCACAGGGCAATGCCGGCCCAACGGGCGCTGCGGGGACGGGTCTGCAAGTGGTGGGTGTTGTTGCCACGCCTGCACAATTGCCGATGGTTGGCAATCAACCTGGCAACACTTACATTGTGCTTGCGCCATGACGAGCGCAGCTTACACCTGGAACGGCAGCGCGTGGGTCAACGTCGGGCCTATTGTTGGGCCGACCGGCGCCACAGGATCGGCAGGGCCGACGGGAGCTGCGTCGACAGTGCCTGGGCCAACCGGCGCGCAAGGGCAAGTTGGAGCGACAGGCGCTCAGGGGCAAGTTGGGGCAACTGGCGCGCAGGGCATACCCGGCCCAACTGGAGCGCAAGGTAATATAGGACCAACAGGAGATGCAGGGCAAGTTGGACCAACTGGCGCTCAGGGGCAGGTTGGACCAACTGGGGCTGGAAGTGGGCCAACTGGCCCAACCGGGGCTGCATCGAGCGTCCCTGGACCAACAGGCGCTCAGGGGCAAGTTGGGGCAACTGGCGCGCAGGGCATACCCGGCCCGACAGGACCTACCGGCTCGGGCGGCGGTGGCTCAGGCGATGTGGTAGGACCCGCGTCGGCGACCGATAACGCAATCGCGCGTTTTGATCAGACAACCGGCAAACTGATCCAAAATTCCGGCGTTACGATTACAGACGCAGGCGCCATCGTTGCGCCGCAAGCCGCCTCGATTATTCCGTTTTACTTTGACGCAGTTGCTAATTTTCCGTCGGCGACGACGTACCACGGCGCAGTCGCTCACGCGCACGACACCGGAAAGCTTTATTTTGCGCATGGCGGCAGTTGGATAATCTTAACTGATGCAAATGTCTCGATCATCGCGGGCACCGGGCTGCAGGGCGGTGGTAGTCTTGAATTGTCTCGCACGCTTAATCTTGCAAATACTGCCGTTACTGCAGGCACCTACACAAATACAACCCTGACGGTTGACGCGCAAGGTCGCCTTACGGCCGCGTCTTCGGGCGCAGGTGGCGTGGGTCCAACAGGGCCGACCGGGGCTGCGTCAACAACACCGGGACCAACGGGACCGACGGGCGCCGGCCCAACAGGGCCGACCGGGGCTGCGTCAACAACACCGGGACCAACGGG